TAGCAGCGGGACCAACCGGGCAACCAATCCTGGACGGTCTCGCTTTTGAGTTTAACACTCAGACACCTGGCGTTCTCGACTGGATCAGTGAAAGAGGAGCTGAGTTTGTTACCCGATGCACAGAAGAACAGAAGGACGCAATAGCGGCACTCCTGGAAAAGAAAATGAGAGAGAGCCATACAGTAGATGAACTGGCAAGGCTCATTCGTCCATGCATCGGTCTGACAGAGGGTGACGCAAGAGCAAACGCCAGGTATTATGACAATATCGTGGCTACGATGCGAAAAGAGCATCCGAGAATGAAGATTGAGAGCATCCGCCGGAAGGCATTGGACGCTTCTCAGAAATATGCAGAGAAACAGCACCGGGCCAGGGCATTCACAATCGCTCAGACCGAGAGTGCTTTTGCTTATAACCGTGGAGCCGATGAAGGCATACGCCAGGCACAGGGCGAAGGGTATCTTGGAACGATGGTAAAGAGATGGAGTACATCCGGAGACGATTCGGTGTGCGACATCTGCAATGCGCTGGAAGGTACTGAGGTAGATATGGACTCCGACTTTGATTTCAAAGGAAAGGTTCTGTTTGCAGGACAACATATGTTACCACCTGCACACCCGAGATGTGCCTGCGCTATCGAGTATATCGAAGTGGCTGCACCGAGAGGAAGGAAGTGAGAAAGTGAAGAAGTTCTCTGATTTCATCAAGAAGTCTGCAGAACCGCAGAAGAAAGAGCCTGCCAGCAATGTGATTAAAGGCAGGTTTAAGATTGCCAAGTCCGACGACGACAAGCACCTGGCATTTGGCTGGGCGAATGTGGCTATCCGTGCTGACGGAGAAGAGATTGAGGACTGGCAGGAGGACATCATCGAGCCGGAAGAATTGGAAAACGCAGCATATCAGTACGTGTTGCTCTATCGTGAAGGTGGAGAAATGCACGAAAGAGGCGGCGCTGCAGTCCTGGTTGAGTCCGTGGTATTCACGGAAGAGAAAATGCAGGCAATGGGAATCCCGGCAGGCACTCTTCCGATTGGTTGGTGGATCGGCTTCAAAGTAACCGACGAGGATGTATGGGAAAAGGTTAAGGACGGCACATATCCGATGTTCTCAATCGAAGGAGAAGCCGAGAGAGTCGAAGTAGAAGATGAAAACACCTTGTAAAAATGGGGCGTATTGAGTTTTTCAGCAGTCTTAACCTTATAATTCCACATACGAGAGTGTAATAAGGGCATAGGTAGTTCACATTATGGAGACAAATCTAAGCAAAAAGAACAAATTGATAAAACAGATCAGCAAGGCATCCGATATGGTGCCTTTTTCTGATTTCCTGCTCGAATTTATGGACCGCTACGGTTTGAATAACCTGCGAGAGTCCACAGTAGAGCAGTTAGAAGAGTTTATCAGCAACAGAAACATCATTCCGTTATTAGGAGAGGCACCGCAAAGGTGTCTTTTTTAATATAAATCTTGCGGAAAGGAGGAAGCAAAGTGGCAACAAAGTTAAAAAATCTCAGAATCAGCAAGGTTGATTTTGTAGATGAAGGTGCAAATCCGGATGCTCACATTAAGCTAACAAAGAGTAAAGGCGAAAAGGGGCAGTCCACAGGAGAGAATGGCGATAAGAATGGTTTTGTCAGCCGATTGTTCGGTTTCATCGGCAAAAAGGCCGGCATGAACCAGGAAGAGATCGACAGTGCAGTAGAGGAAGTTCTGAAAGGCAACTCTGTTAGTTTCAACGAGCGTTTCAATGAAATCAAGAACAGAAAGATTGCTGATGAAATTTGGGATATATGCTACGCACTGCAGGCAAGCCTCTGTTCGATTCTGAATGACGAGGAGCTGGATAGCACCGGCGCAGCAACAGCGATGAATGAGAGCCTTGACGAGTTCACTGCAGTAGTGAAGGAAGCGATTAGCAACTGGTCCGGCGGAAAGGTAATCAACATCGTAAAGAGTGACGAGGTGACGGAGAGTGACCTGGCAATGATGAAGTCTGCGGCTGCAAGGCTGAATGACAACATCGAGAAGGCACAGACCGCCGCTGGAAAGCCTGCCGGAGAAGGAGACGATCCGGAGGTAGACACAGAGGACAAAAAGGACCAGGGCAAAAAGAAACAGTCGAAAGGAGACAACGAAGATATGAAGATCGACAAGAGCAAAATGACCCAGGCTGAGCTTCTCATTCTCGAAGATATTGAGAAGAGATACGGCGTGGCAGACGACCCGGCTCAGACAGAGCAGACTCCGGAGGGAAAACCTGCGGTAACAAAGTCTGTTGAGAAGCCTGAGCAGAACCAGGAAACACCTGCAGATGGCGAGGACATCTACAAGGGACTCAATCCTGCTGTTAAGGCAGAAATCGAAGCACTCAGAAAGTTCCGTGAGGATGCTGAGAACAGAGAACTTGAAGCCGTAGCAGGCAAGTATGAAATCATCGGCAAGAAGAAAGAGGAGCTTGTACCTATGCTCAAATCTCTCAGAGCTACCGGTGGAACTGCATACAACGATATGATCGCCGTTCTTGATGCCACCGTGGAAGCAGTCAACAAGTCCGGCGTTTTTTCCGAGGTAGGCAAGTCAGGCCACGGCTCTGTGCACGTAAGTGATGCAGAGGGTAAGATCGAAGGTATCGCCAAGAGCTATATGCAGAAAGAACCTTCCATGAGCTATACGGATGCGCTGGCTAAGGCTTGGGAAGATAACCCGGACCTTATGGACGCATACGACGCTGAGGAAGGATTTTAAGGAAGGAGGAAAAGACCATGGCAAAGAGAAACTTCAACGGCTCACAGATTAACCAGTCTGTGACAATCGCAGAGCAGGCCGGTGCTGCTATCGACGATGTGAGAAACCTCATTCTCAAATATGACGAGAATGGAGATGTAGTCGTAGCAACCGACGGCACAGCACCTATCGTAGGCATTGCAATTATTGAGGCAGGCTATAACGACATCTCCGGAGCAGAGTCCGGAAAGGTTGCAAAGGGCGACCAGGTAGATGTTCAGATTAAGGACATCGGCTACATTCTTGCTGGCGGAGCCATCAAGAAGGGCGAAGAGGTAACTGCAACCGCAGGAAAAGCAACAAAGGCAGCTGACGGAGATTATGTGATCGGCGTGGCGCTCAGCAATGCAGCTGAGAATGACTATGTTAGAGTTCAGATTTCCAAGTATCAGAAGAATGCCGCAAAATAAAGAAGGAGGAAATGGTAAATGAAAAGAACAACGAAAAGCATCCAGGCAGAAATCGCAAAGGGTGCATTTAGACCGCACACAGCGCTTTCAACAATGGCGCTGGCTTACTATCAGCAGGAAACAACATCTTTTGCAAAGAATATGTTTCCTGTTTGCCCGGTGCAGCTGTCCTCTGACAATTACTATGTATTTGACAAAGAGGATTTGTTACGTGATAACTGGAATAGAAAACCGGCATACGGTTCAGTTGACCCGGCAGTAATCTCAGAGCATACAGAGAACTATGCCTGCCACGTAGATCAGATGATGATGGGTATTGATAATATCCGTCAGACAGACCTTAACCGCAGACAGGGACCTCACACCAAAGACCCACGCCAGCAGAGAACTAAGGTGATTGCAACACAGGCAAACATCCACCAGGATGCAGAGTTTTCAAAATCTTTCATGCGCAAAGGAGTATGGAAAAACGAGGCAACAGGCACCGATTCCGTGTCTGTTACATCCGGACAGTTTATCAAGTTCAGCAACGGAAACAGTGACCCGATCGCTTTCTTCCAGAACAAAATGACTGAGATCAATGAGGAAACCGGCCGCACCCCTAACAGACTTGGATTGGGTGTAAACGTCTACAATGCGTTAAAAGAGCACCCGGCAATCCTCGAGAGGGTAAAATACGGCGGTTCTACTCCTAACCCGGCAAAAGTAAATCTTAACGTACTGGCACAGCTCTTTGAAATTGACAGAATTGTCCTTGACAGAACTGTTCAGAACAAAGCTGGATTAGGACAGAATGCAGATATGGGATATATCGGGGATCCGAACTCATTCCTGTTAGCATATGCGACAGACACACCTTCCGTCGAGGAGCCTTCTGCAGGTTACATCTTCACATGGGATATGCTGGAGAATGGAATTTTGCTTCCGATTCTGAATTATCCTGGCGCACCGGGAACACATTCAGAGCTCGTTGAGGGTCTTATGGCATACGACATGAAGAAAACCGCAGATGATCTCGCATTCTTCGGTTGCGACGCTGTATAAGGAGGTTCGCCATGAAATTGATTGCAAAGAAACGCTGCAGTTATGGCGGCAGAAAATTCTTCGCAGGGGATGAAATCCCGGCAGACATTGTGTTAAATGTCGAGAGGGAAGAAAAACTCGGCGTAATCTCAATCGCAAATGACGAAGCAGGGGTACCGGAACAGTCCGGTGCCCTTTATTCGCAGGAGCAGGTAGACAAGATGATGGCCGATGCAGTCGCCAATGCAAGCAAAGGATTTACGCAGGAGCAGGTGGACGAGATGATCCAGTCCGCAGTCGCAGAGCTTAAACCGTTCGACTCCGACAATGCCGGTTTTACCGTGACAGTCAAGGGCGAGGGTGACAATGTGACGGCGGTTTCCTGCAGTGCAGAGGATATTCAGTCTGTGGTCGATGTACTGCAGATGAATGCGAACGATGGTGCAAAGGCAGTAGCCAACGTACAGTCCGACAGCGTTCTGATTTTGCTTCACGCTTTAGACACACGTGCTACGGTCAAGAAAGCGGCTCAGAAACAGCACGACACTTTATTCTCCGCTGACGGCAATTCAAACGAATCCGTAGGCGGTAACGCAACCACAGACAGCATTACGGAGGGAGCTGATACCTAATGTCAAAAGGTGCATACACATATGAGCCGGGAAACATCACGGAGTTTGGCAAAGACCGTATGAGGTTTGAACTTGGAGACACGATGGTAGAGGGCCTGGCAGATACGACGGCATTGACCGACGAGGAGATACAAGCAGCAATCGACGCATACCCGAATAAGTGGAAGCGTGCGAAGCTGATGCTTCTTGAAAGTTTGTGCCGTCGTTTTGCGTATGAGGTCAACACAAAGACCGGTCCTCTCAGCCTGGATATGAATGGCAGGGCGAAACTTTGGAAAGAAGATTACGACAAGCTGAAAAAAGAGGTCCAGGCAGAATCAGTGTCAGTGCCACGGTTCGGAAATGGGGTAGATGGTCCGCCTTACTTCCATACCGGAATGCACGAAAACGAGAGGGTGTGGAACGGATGATAAATGCGAGATTTATGTATTTAAGGCCGGGAAACTTATTCAAGGATTTTGTTGTCGAGTCAAATACGCAGGTTGTAACAGCGAGCGGAAGGGTAGTAAACGACCCGAAAGGAGACGGCTCAAAGATCATCAGAGGATGTCTTGCCGAGTCCACGAAGGAACAGAAGGAATCTCATTCAACGAGAGACCGTGTTTGCACCCATACGATTGTGCAGGCGGGAAGTCCGGAAGCAAAGAAGTCCGATAAACTCATACTCGGAAATCGCACGTTTTACATCATCGACCTGGACGAGGTGGGTAGCTTGGGTATATCCACAATCTACTACGCCGAGGAAAGGAAGGATGTCAAATGAAACTGTGGAACGATGGAAAAGCAGGGAGCGCAGGAAGTGCCATAAGGGCAACAGTCAAAGGACAGGTAGCCAAAATCAACCGGCAAGTCGTAGCCAGGGGCGTTAGGGCAGTGAATGCTATGAGAAACGCAGAACTGGAAGTGCTAAAAGGTCAGAGAAGCGGGCGAACATATCGCAAGCCGCACAGCAAAGCGACCTACACAGCTTCGGCGCCAGGAGAACCACCGGCAAGACGTACAGGAAATCTCCGTATGCACTGGAATGGCCAGGTAAAGAGCGAAGGCAGTACCGCTGGTGGCGGAGTCCAAATCATTGCAGAGCTGGAAAGCCAAGAGAAGTATGCTGGCTACCTTGAAAACGGAACGAAGAAAATGGCAGCAAGACCATTCGTAGACAAGATCAAGGAGAAGGCAACCCCGGAAATTGAGAAAATTTACAAGGAGCCGTATGGCTAAGGAGGCATGATATATGGCACTGGTAGTAGAACAGCCGATAGCAACCTTTGATTTGAGCGAGATTGCTAGGGGCGATTTGGTCTATGGCAAGCATCGCACATGGCCGGAAGGTAAAGCCGGATTTGTAACATCAGCCACCGAGAAGGAGCTGATCGTCCAGTATCATCCGGGTATCGGCAATGTAACTAATCACTTTCGGATTCCCATTGATGAAGCGGTAGACGCTCAGTGGGAAATCCGATATTCACACGATATGTCGGAGGTCAAGACCTACGGCATCGAAAAGCAGGACACTGAGGAAGGGGCGACAGAGTGAAGCTGGAAGAACTGATTCAGAAAAGGTTCGTCAGTACGGCAGCACTCGCAGAGAGGCTTACAACCTACAACGGTGTGCCTGCTGTTTTTAGTCCGGAAGCACCGGGCGACGAACAGGATGGGTGGGGCGGTGAAACGCAGTACCCTATGGTAACTTACAACTACGACCTGCAGGCAAACGAAGAACGAAACAGTGCCGGTAGTCTTTCGGTATCGATATTCTGTCAGAACACAACAGATGTATTCCCGGAGGACATAGCGCCTATCGTGAAGGAATGCCTGCGTGATGTGATCCTTCTTCCGGAAGGCGGTACGCCGTACTGCTTTACCTGGGCGAGAACGGATGCGTTCACTATGGGCGAGGATGCAGGAAAAGCCGGTGTTGTAATCGGCTGTGAAGTCAGATTTGACATCCTGGAATATCCGTCTATGGAAACGTCCGATCCGGACCCAGTAATGGCGGTTGATAAGTATATCAAGGAGTTGTACCCGGAAT